CTAACTGCTGGACAACCTTTTGTGCAATTTACTTTAGATTTTGAGGTAGCATTAATTATTTGAGGTTTAACTATGACATTTAGTGTTTATAACAAAAACAACAAGTGTTTAGTTTTTCCTACCATGTGTGATGCACATATTTTAATTGACTACGAGAAACATAACGGCGAAGTTAATACAGGACTTTGGGGGATTGAAGGTTCTTTTACTTGTCAATTTGTAATTAAACCTTATGATGTAAATGGTTATGGAGATAATACTAATGAGACACAAGTTAGTTTAACTGATAACGGAGGTGCTGGTAATAACTCACATCGCAAAACAATTCCAGCAGTAGCAGACGGAGTTTCGTCGTTGGCCGATAATCAAGACCAAAAATACTTACCCAATAGCGAAAGATACGACCATTCTATGTGTTTGTTTTTTAATAGTAATATGAAAGTTTCTTTAGTAAATACAACCACATATAATCAAAATAATCCTGCTGAATATAAAATTCAATTCAAATTAACAGTTAATGGAACAGAAACTACTCTTGAATCTCCTACTGTATTTACAAGCCGCAAATATCACTATCACGATATGTCAAGTGTAGTTAGTCAGTCTATTCCCGCAGGTGGTAGTGCTACATTATGGAATAACTATCACGAGCAATTTTTATACAATGGATTTAAAATTATTGGAAAAGAAGCAGGCCAGCCAAAATATTATGATAATGCTAATGGATATTCTGCTGGTTATACAATGCATAGTAGTAGTTTCTATAACCCACTTGATAGAAAGGTTGTTCTTATTGTAGATTCTTCTGGATTGCCTGATGTGGATAAAGTATTGCATGGTGGTATGGAAATATTTAATGAATTGGGACAATCCTTAGGAACAATTGACGAGATTACATATTCATCAGGAACAGGAAGATGGAGTATTGAATTTAATGAAATACCATCTGGTTCTCAAATTCCGACGATAACTGCTGGAACTAAATTTTACATACCTATTCATCGTGAACCCATGTATATTCATACATCGGCTCATGTGGCGGTAGCATATGAACAGGCTACACGAAGAATGAGCATTTTTTATAATGGTGTTGAAATTGCATCTGATGTTCACGATGCTACTACTAACCAATTTACTTTAGATGAGAGTGATATTTATATTGGAAAAAATGCCTCATTGAGTTATCCTAATGACAGAAAGACGCAATTCATGGGAGAAATGAATTACATAGTATTTACAGACGAATATACAAATACATTTTCCTCTTTATTTAATCCCATAGCACCGAGAGAAACCATCAAATTATATTATGATTTTAATGAAGGGAGGAAATTAAATGAGTAAAACAGCAACAATTAACTATCTTTCACAAATTGTCCCATTAAATAAAGGAGTTCCTATTCCTTCTTCTTGGCCTTTAACAACAGGAACATATAAGGATTCAGCGACTCTTCAAAGTGCATTCACAAATGTTAGCACAAACCCAAGAATTATTACTATTGATAATGGTGCATTTAACACGGCAGGTGTAAAAAGTATTAATTGTTATGAAATTCATAGTGCGCCCGTTGCTACTGTAAATGCAAACTCGGTATTTGAAATTTCTAATATTGAATCTGGCGCAACTGTTAATACAATTTTAAATAGACTTTACCCCTATGACACAAGCATTGAAAGTTATCTTACCGTTTCTGCTTCTACCCGTAGTAATAGAATTAGTTTAGAAGGACAAGGTGCACTATCAAGTATGATTTCTTCTGGGTCTTTTGATACAGACTATGATTATTTTGTTCTTATTCATGCTGATAATGCTAAGAAACATCATCTTGCTAAAATTACAGAACTACATACTTATGAAACATTTGGTGATGGTTTTGACTTTTCGCCAGCCTTTGACGGGGATATTCCTAAAGATACAAAGATTAGTATTTACAAAGGGCCTGCCTCAACAGATACACATATTGTAGCCGTAGGTTATGGACTTTTAGGTGATGGTGATGATTCTGACGGTAGGCATGATACCTATGTTGAAGTGAGCAGACCTACCTTTTACTTCTATGAAGATAGATGCGAAAAGGATAGACTTTCTTCTAATACAAAATATAGAGTAATTAAAAATATTGCCTATGAAGTTAATGTAATACTTAAATTTTTACATTTAGATTTTGGTAAGAAAATGTCAGGGTCGGTTAGTGATACGGGTTCTACTCCTGATTTTCAAAAACACGGAACTTCTGTTTGTTTCCTAACTACTTCTGATTTCGGTGGGTATATTAAAGATAAAACAGGGTATACCCAATATGGTGAATTAGTAGATAATTTAAAAAATGAAGATAAGACAATCAATACAGGTGTTACTACTACTACAACTATTGTTTCTAATGGTGCGACCTCTACTTGGTCTACTAATTCCTATACTTCATCGGCCAATGTTAGTTTCGGTGAATGGGATAAGTGTTTCTATAATACTATGAGGGATAAACATAATGCTAACGGAGTTAGTTCTAACACATATGATTCTTCTATTAAAAGAGTTATTACTTATGAGGACTCAGAGTTAAAAAATTATCACCTTCCGCATATACAATATATTGACCTTTTTGATTCAGTAGCATCTATTGGTAATTATATGGAAATGAAATTCCCTGATGCTAATAAAATTTTAAATTTAAAATTGAAAACTTTTGATAATGTATTAGTGAGGAAGGAAATTAAATCAGAAGATTATAGCGGCGGCATGAATATACAGTTATCGGGTATTGTTAATTCAAGCACAACGGGATGGACATTAACCTTTTCTAAATTAGATAATGAACAAGATTTTAGAGATATTTGGGGAACTAATATTTCTACTACTGAAAATAGCAATAAATTAAGAGTAGGAGATTATATTTTTGTAGGAGATTTTACATCGGCACCAATTATAGGTTCTGATGGATATGAACAAACATTTACTATTACACATTATAGAAATGTAAAAACAGACCATACATGGACTACGACTTCTTCTGATTGGAATATCCCTGTTATAGAAAATGGTAATGCCTTTGTATACCCATTTATGAATAAAGAAAAAGTAATTGTTGGTGCTTTTGACATTGATACAGAATTTGATGGGGTTAATATAAAAAGAAACGGTAATATTATTGAAGGTTCTGATAATTTTATTTCTAATACAGAGATTTTACTTAGAGATAAAGAACTAACAGGCTTTACTTTCAAATTAAACTATGGCGATAAAAATATGAAATATGTTAAACCGCTAATTACTAACTATGACTCTTACCAAATTAACACAAGAATTAGCGGTGCAAGTGTAGATTCTGATGTTGTTGTAAATAATCCCTCCCTATACAGTTTTATTAACGGGGATATGCTGCATTTAGATAATGTTTTTGACGGATACATTGAGACAATTAACAGCAACATTCAGGGTGGTATAGTTAGTTATGACATTACAGGTAGAGATTATACCAACAGACTTCTTGATTCAGTAGTAAATACAAATTATACCCATAGCAATGATTATATTTTTACCACGGTTTCACCAGAAGAAAATTTAATTACACCCGAAGGAACATGGTTTATTCAAGATTTTGATATAGGTTCTACTTATATTCAGATAGCCAGCACAGATAGAGGCATTTACGATGATGCACCCTTTGAGGTAGGAGATGTTATTTATTGCACAATTGACTCTCAGGTTAAACTAATAGGGATTGTTAGTTCTATGTTAGCAGGGTTAGGATTTTCTGATGGATGGACTTATTGGAATACAGATACAAACACCCGCGATACTTTTACTTCGGGGTTATTTGGTTATCAAGTAACTTTAACAGAACCTACTATCTATTCATCTTTTAATAAAACATACGGTGCAATTAACTTAACTTATTCAAGGAAAAGCACTTCACTTGGTAAGGCTTTATCTGTTAATACTAATGATAGTATTTACCCAACAAATCTTGCTGGTTGTTCAAATAAGGGAATTGTATATATTAGTGGAGAAAAAATTAATCTGGCTACGGGTGCTTATGATAGTAATTTAATTGAAGCATCGGCTAACGAAAGTAAATTTTCAATTGGTTATCCTATGTCAAAGATTGAAGGACAAAAAGATAATACTAATTTTGCAGACTATCGTTTTAGTATTAGTTCAAATATTGCTGAAACAGAAATTGCACAAAATGATACAATTAACAGCACAACTGAATTTGCTATTACTAATAAACAGGTATTAGAAAATAATCAATCAATTATTACATTAGCACCTATTTTCCCCGTAGTATTAGCAAAGACTTCTTCAAATACTTCTGATACCAGAATTACCGATGGTAATGGATTGTATTTTGTAAATACGCAGGGACTTTCAAGTGGAGGCTTTTTACATTTACTGAATAGCGAAACTAATTCATTAGGTGCTAGTATTACTTTTACAAATCCTGGATATAAAGATTTTTCATCGGGTGTAGATAGTATTGATTATAGATTTGAGGATAATTTTGGTTCTTTTATTTGGAGATATACAGGACTCCAGAAAGGTAATTTATTGTGGAACGACGAATATATTGATAGAGTTTGGGAAGTAAAACAGACAGAACCCAATAAAATGTATGGATATAATACAGGAGTTAATGGTTATGCTATATCTCAAAGAATTAACTATGATGGAACTGCGGTATCATTCGGAAATGAAAGGGCTTTTTCATATCATTTTCAAAAATTAGGGTCACCTGAAAGTAGAAATGGATTTCACCCTGTTATTGGTTCAAGATTCTGGGACATAGATAAAATGTCGGACACATTGGGTAATTCACCTCTAAGGTATCAAACGGTATCACCCGAAACTTTTGAATATAGAAGTAACAGATTAAGAAGTTATTACCCACAGATTTCCAGAAGAAATGGTTATGGAATATATTATAATATTAATTTAGACAGAAGAGTATATGAGTCTACTGATGGTAATATTGAAAACTTTTATCTATTTTCTACGGGAGATATTTACCCTGACAGTTACAAAAGAACTAATAGTATCGGATATACAAATAGAGATTTACAAAAATATTCATTAATTGTAAAATCAGAAGGAAGTGAATCTACAAATACTATCTCACATGAATCATACGATGGTTCTTTACCTTCTAAATTAATTAATGACACAACCTTTGAAATATTACCAATTCAAAGTGCAAATATTAATACTTCGGAATTAAAAAGATTTGGATTAGCAAGACTTGTAGAAGTAACTTATGATTACCATTTTAACGAAATTGATTTTGAAAATTTATTAGATAATCCTATGGCTAATAGTCGTAATTATCGTGAATTTAATGTTTTAGGAGGAATTGTAGAACATTATACACAACAAATAGACTCAGTATTAGCAAATGGTGGAGAACCCATAGTAACGGGTTTTGATATTGAGGGTGCAAGAGGCAACGGTGGCGAACCAGAAGGAACCCCTTATTTTATTGTAGATACTGCACCTCAAACATCTAATGGGGGTGACCATCATGTTAAAAGTCAGTTTTTATATACAGACTTTGAAAGTTTTGATACAGGAAGCAGTAATAAATTTGGTGATTATCAACCTATGGTAATTGCTCAAACAACTGCTAGTGAAGCATATTCGGATTATTCACTCTTTAGTAGAGTGGGGGCTTGGTTTGAAGTTACAGGTATCGTTTCTTCAACAGAATTAGTTAGTAGAATTACTGCTGGTGATTTAGATTCAGGTAGAACCGCAGGAACATATACCGATATTTCTACTACTAATACATCTTCACCTTCGGGTATAGATGGTAGGTATTTAAAAGTTGATGTAGTTGTAGATAGTTCAGGTTATGTCACTTCTATTATTCCTCATACTACATCAAGTTCTTATTTTACTGGTAAGACGGTCAAAAATAGAGGTCAATTTTATGAAAACGGGGATGTTATTAGAATTAGTGCTTCTGATATTGGTGGTGGGACAACAGATTGTGATTTTACACTTCAAACTGCTGACTTAATGACTGAAAATAGAATTTATTTAATGAATAACTCTATGAATGATAATATTGAAGGAACAAATACTAAAAAATATGACTATACAGGAAGAGTTAAAATTCTTGGTAAGGCATCCACAATATTAAATACTTCATCTTCAGGATTAGATAGACTTACTAATGATGCAAGCATAGTAAATCCATTAAGTGTTATTGGTCCTGATTCTAAAAATTACGCAAATTTAGGTTTTATTTTGGGTTCAGTCCAAAAAAATAGAGATGCCCAATTTTATGGAAATCATTCTAATGCTTATTTAGGAAGTTATGAATTAGACGCAACCGCTTCTGGTTCTTCAATACCTGACGGTCAAAAACAATATGGATATGAATTTTTCTTACCTGTTTGTTTTGATTTAGGTCTGATAACAAGAACTAATAAATATGATTTGGTCAGTCTAACCATAGATTCTAATACAATAAATAGAAGTAGTAAATACGCCCAATCAAGAGTTTTTGATAAATTAAGTCAATGGAATGAAACTGCCTCACACATAAATAATGGTTCTCCACCTACTCCATCTAATACAACAAATAGAGTAGGTCATGGACCTTCTCATTTATACACAGACATGTATGGAGTTATCAAAAGTTTTTATAGAGATAACCATAGTAAGGTTATGGGCTATTCAAATAAAATAACGACTGATGATGATAACGGTATTGCTACGACATCAACTACCCATTATACAGGAGTAACAGAACAAGAAGTGAATTTAAGTGCATATGAAGGTGCTACAATTCCTAATCTACATTTATCATTTATAGAAACAGATGGTGTCTACTCTTGGGTTTCTGTCAAATACGGTTATAATTTTCAATCAACTGATTATAGTGGAGACTTTAATCAGTTTCCTCATAACTTTGATGAAGTAACTTTACCTGCTGAATTTTCAGGAGAAGTAAGAAACGGTCTGTTTTCGGTAGGTCAAGGAAGCAGTAATGAAGAATACTATCAAACTGATTCTATGCTCGCTATGCAATTTTACCTTAAACCTATTTTAAACACTCAAGCCCAAAATGTTAATATTTTGGAATTAGACTCACTTACACAAACAACAGGTATTCCTTCTTCTACTACCGTTAAAGCCAATAATAAAACAAATGGTAGAGCAATAATTGAAATTACTAACGAGGATATTTCCTTAAATACCAATAATGGAAAAGATGTGGCGGGGACAGGAATAGCAGCATTTCCTAAAATTAATCAATGGATTGACTTTGTAAATGATTTGACAGGACATTATTTGGCTTCTGAACCATCTGGTAATCTGAGAGCAAGAGTTAATAATAGTTATCCTTCCCATATTCATAAAATTATTTCTCATACTATTAATACAACAGGTGGAACTATTACCCATTTCTTAGAAATTGATAATGTAGAATATATTTCTGGTAATGCTAATCTTTCTAAATATTATAGAGTAATGAGAATTTCTAAGGATTGTCTATATGACTCTACACCAAAAAATATTGAATTGAATAAACTTTCAAAGCAATATACTAAAAATCCCTCTACTGGTAAATGTTTTACTGAAATAGCAAAAATGAATTATGCACCAATTAACGGGCATATAATTACTAAAGATGGTTCAACCAATGAAGGTGTATTATCTATGTATGTAGTTTTGGATGTTGATGGTAAGCCTAATAGTGATTATGTTGTTAGGAGAAGTTTAGACTCTATTGTTACTGATAATGGAGATGATAACTCCTTTATTTCTGGTAATTCATATAACTGTTTAATGACAGATGGTTTAAGAGATATAACAAATAATATTACTTTTAGTAGAACTAGTAGTTCAAACAGTTTAACATTTAAAACTGTAAGTAATATGAAAGGTATTGTTTCCATAGGACAAACTTTTAACATTAATACATTTAATTCTCCTAAATCATTTGATGCTAAAAGGTGTAATTTAGCGTCGGCGGTTAATGTAGTGGAAGAAGTAGATGAGATAGTTAATCATATTCTTGAAGATAATAATGTGGAATATAATACTAACTATGATTCAAATACGGATATGTATTTTATTGGACCTAATTACAAAGGAATTAGTGGATTTCATGCTATTAATAAATTATTAGAATTAAAAAATAAAAGATTTATAGTTAATGGAGAAAGTATACAGGGTAGAGATATTTTATCAGATGGACTTTATACTAATATTATATTGTCAGAAAATGATGAAAGTGAAGGTGTAGTAAATCTAAAAATTGATACATCCTCCTATGATTTCTATAATGAAGTTATT